ACTTAACAGCACGGCGAAGAAGTTCGCCGAAATCGAGGAAATCTTGTAACTTGGCAAACATTGTTGTTATACTAATAAAATAGATAATAAAAATGCAAAATTGTCAGGCTGATTTTTCTTAATTAAATACGACCAAAACAACTTAAAGTAATTGAAACAACTATATACATCTCCTAAAATGTCCTCTTACGAACCAAAGAACAATCCCGACGGAACGCCTAACCCCAAGTATGTCGACCTGCTCACAGAGGATCCGCCTCTTGCCGAGCAAAAGTTCGTGTGTATGTCATTTGTCAGTCCAGAGAAGCTCATCAAGCAGAAGAACGCGTTCATGTTCGAGCGATTCGTTAAGAACTTTGACCTTGACAAGAGCAGTAAGAAGTTTGTTCAGTTCCTCAACTTTATGAGTTACAAGTACAATTTGAACTTCAACAAGGTGATGGATGACTTCAATGACTTCATCAAGAGCGAACAGCCTAAGTTGGTTGAGACGACAATTGAGGATGATTACAAGAACTTCATGGACGCAAATGAGAAGACGCTTGAGCAGGAGTTTAATCAGGTGGTTGGTTTTCAGACGAGCACAAATGGTGTGAAGGTGCGTGGAGTGTTCCCGTCTCAGGAGGAGGCCAGCATGCGATGCAAGATGCTTCGCGAGATTGACCCAAACCACGACATTTACGTTGGACCTGTTGGTGTTTGGGTGCCATGGGAGCCTGAGGCATACAAGACAGGCAAGGTTGAATACATGGAGGATGAGCTCAATCAACTCATGCATAAGAAGTTGGAGAACGAGGCAAAGGCTAAGCAACACTTTGACCAGCGCGTCATCGAGAGCAAGAAGAAAGCGATTGAGGAGAACATCCGCAAGGCCAAGGAGAGCGGCAACAAGCTTACACAGAACATTGATGAGAATGGCAATCTGGTCGGTGTCAACAACACGATCGAGGCATCACTCAATGAGACCGCATCATCCAGCGACATTCGCAATGAACTGTTTGATGGAGACAATGTCGTGACTGGTCGCAAGCGGGTGAGCAAGAAGAAGGGAGGAAAGTAATTGTTGTTATTGATGAATTGATTTAAAGTTATTAATATATATAAATTTTAAATCAAGTAAAATGGGATGGGATATATCGTTTATCGACGAAGATGGCGATTGTTGTCGTGTGAATTTAAAAATATTGAATTTGACATATAATTATTCGCGCCCGGAATGTATGAAATACTGGTATGGTCCACGTGATTATCACGGGAAAACAGTAGGAGAGGCGATTGCCATTATGGAGAAAGCGGTTGCCAACATGATTGCCGATGGAATAGAAGTTGTAAGTGATTTGTTGTATAATTATGACCACTATATAAAAATGGACGTACAATCAGAATTATTGGGGTGGTTGATTAGCAATTACAGAGACTTAATAATCTTACCAAGACATTTAAAAATTGAATTGGATTAAAGACGCCCCATACATTAATTATATCTGTTTGCTGAAAACATGGGCTGGACTATTCTTTTGTACAACAGCATTGGTGTTTATATGCAAGATGAGAGTTTGTGTAATGTTAGCAACCTAACTTACAATTATTCTGTACCAGAATGCATGAAATACTGGTACGGACCACGGGATTATGATGGAAAAACAGTGGGTGAAGCAATGGACGGAATGCGGCAGGCAATTTGTGCGATGTTTGCTGATGGAGTTTTGCCGTTGCCCTACTACGCCAAGGAAACGCGAGAGAACTTTCAAAATAGTTTGCTTGCGTGGCTTATCAGTCATTCACAACAATTGTCTGTATTTCCAAAGGATTGGACAGTTAAGTTGGAGTGAACTACCATTTATTCTTTTTCACGTTAATGACTGGACCCTTCTTGGCTGAAGACGGCGTATAATTCGGTTCATCCTCGTCGTCGGAATTGAGTTCCTTTGACATCTCCCAGAATTCCTTTGAACCCAGACGGAAATTACTGCGTGGCTGTGCTTTATACCAGAATATCTGGTCAGTCAACTTATTCGACTTTGAATTGTTGTCAATAACGAGACATTCAAAGTTTTCAGTGCATTGATCCATGACTTGATTAAATGCCTCGAACGTGGGAAACATACCCGCGTAATTCTGCCAGATTCTCTCGCGATTGGCACGGTATGGTTCTCTCAATATAAACACATAGTCAATGTTAGTTCGCAGATTGGGTGGGACACCGAGAGGATACTGCATAGTAATGACGAGCATAATCTTCCAGTGGCGACCGTTCATGAAGAGAAGACGCATCATCTTATCACGGGCCCACTTGTCGTCGTAGAGACAGTCATCCATAATAACAAAGGCACGAGGATCAATGGTTGCCTTTTTCTTATAGACTTCTTCGTGCTTTTTCATCTCTTTGAGAACGGATTTCTGACGCTTAAGAATGTTTTCGATGATGGATGTGTTGTATTCGTGGTGAATGAAAAGTTTGGGGACAATGCGACCGTAAAAACCGTTTCCGGCTTCTGTTCCTGAGATGACGCAGCCAAGTGGGATGTCTTGGTGGTGATAAAGGAGGTCATTGACGAGGAAACTTTTGCCTGTATCACGACGACCGATTAATACGATTACAGGTCCCTTGTTTTCATTGGGATCAAACTTGATTTTACGCATATCAAACTTCTTTATTTCTAAATTCATTACTCTTACCTCTTAATCAACGCGGAGAGAAAATTGCGGTGATTTTATCGCACAAGTTTGCCACGCCATTCCTGTTTTTCTTTTTCCGCAAAGAATTATTTCGCAATCCTTTATCTTGGAAATGTCAAACTTTTTAACAGTCAAATTTGCTTGAAATGCTTTAAGCTATAATATTGCGAATTAATATAAAGGAATGTCTGAACAACTGCCTGAAGGAATAGAAAATTGTGATTATTCGTCTCCAGAAATGAGACAGAGCGGCAAAAATTATCCCGAAATAGATAGAGAAATACACGGGCACATAATAACGGGAACACCAGACGTCGAAGAATCTCCGTTTTGTATGAATACCGATCTAAACAAGAATGAAATAAACACAAACACCGTGCGTCGCATTTTAAGTGGTGAGTTGATAGTGCCTATTTATGTGTTAGTGTGCCATGGGACGTATTTAATGAACGTTTCAATGACAACGTTGGAAAATGGAGAGACACATTATTATCCAGACAGCAACTCATCATATACACTTGGCCAAAATCAATTCGTTGTAAATACAACTCCATTTGGATCAATTTCAATGATCGGACCGACCAACGCAAGAGACATGGAACAGATGTTTGACGCTGAAACGCAATTCAAGCTGCTAAATACTCTGTTTTCTGACAGGTTCTTGGAAACATTTGTATATAAAAATACTTATGCCCCGAGCGGACGCAAACGGGCTGATGGCGAAGACATTCCGATTGAAGAACTCGCCGAAAATAGCATGTACTCGCCGCCATTATACGAAGCATTCGACAAAGTGTGCCAATTTAACGACGCCAAGAGAGCCAACTACTATGGTATATATCAGTTAAATAAAAATTATGATGGAGTACATAAATCAATTCCCACCGAGCACCTGTTTAAATATCCAATGTCGCTTCCAGCTGGCCGAAAAAGCGACGCAAATTGCGTATTAAATAGTCTAATTCCCGGAATATATGTAGAAAACCAGGACGCCGAGAGAGAATTCGTTGAATACTTAAAAGCCAACGATTATAAAATAAGAGAATCTGAGATATTAAGAATGTTTGGTGACGGAATTTATATTCAGCAAAACTGCTCTCCCGTATATTTTACTTTAAACAATACGAATAATGGTGACACCATATCATTTGTCGACGACACACATTTTAGAGAGCTCACGTCGAATTTGTGGTATGGAGACACACATTTAAGCATCTTTAAGTCAATATGTAGTGAATTGGAGACGATCGCGTATAACTTAAATCTTAGATGGTATGAAATGGTTCAAGACAATCCAATAAGTCCAGACAATTTATATAACATTACAGAACGTGGGTTTGTTACTAAATATTATAAGGACTATGCGGTAAATGACCACATAGAGAATGTAGACGACTACATGGGCGCAATGGGCGAAAACGACATTGTCAATTTTAGAGCAATCCTAAAAAGAATAAATGTAACTGACAGATATTCTTATTTTAATTATGTATTGGGACCGCTGCGGCAATTTTTTAAGTCGCTCGGCATACAGAGTGGTGGTATGAGAAAGAGTGCGAATCGCAAAACCAAAAAGCGTGGTCGCCGCGTTTCCATGAAAAAATTGAAATGATGACACCTGTAAACAAGTGACAGCATTCTTTTATTAGCATCAACAACCAACATGTGCCGCATTTGTGAGCCAGGCGAAATCAGGTTTATGATCCCAATTACAAAGCCCGAAGCAAAACGTTTGACTACTATTTGTCAAGGATGTGGTGGTATAGCAATCGACATCAGTCGTTTCCCATCCCTCGTTAAGAATTGGAAGGTGCTTCCCAGTATGTCGCTGTATGGTGAACGCCTTCGGGCGATCGATGATGTCCTCGACCACTACCTCTGCCCAATTATAGTCTAAACGTTAGAGATTGAAAAAATTGAATACCGATGTATTTTTTTATGTATTGTATA